AATAGAGATGAGTGGAACTGTTATGGATGTTAGAAACGTCTTTCCGTTCTCGCTGTTTTTAGTTGCTGGAAGAGTTGGTAATCTTGCTGTAAAACAAGAAACTATTCCTCCTGAACTAATAGAAGAACTAGGTAATCAGTTAGCTATAGGACAAGTTGCAAGAGACTTACAGTTTGGTAATGACGTGTTTAATGCAATAGACTTCTTTTCTAGTGGGGGAAGAGGAGCAGATCTGGACGCATTGTATAAGTCTATGGGTAACATAGCTGCTGGTGCAACACGTCCTCTTGATGCTATCAACAGATCTATAGGCTTTCTAGCAGACAATGACAATGCAAAGGATGTTAGGCAAGCTGACGGTTTTTTACCAGTGTTTACACAGTCATCTACTAAATACTTTGATAATATATTAGAGGCTTTGGTAGGGGAGTCAGAAACTCTTACAGGTGAGAACCTACGTGTAAGTAGCAGAGAGGGTGACCTATATGATGCCAATCCTCTAGCTCGTATATTTGGTTTAAACATTAAGAGAGGTAAGACAGCCACAGAGCAAGCATATACTTTAACAAACTTACAGTCATGGAAACAAGATCAGAGATCTAATATTCCTACCTATGACAGGTTGTTTAACGAAGGTCTAGCACCCATGTTAGAGAAACGTATGCAGATGTTATTGTCTAGTAAAAGATTTCAAGAGGGTGACTTGGAGTACAAACGTGGCAGAGTAAAGTACGAACTTAAAAAAGCTAGAGATCAACTACGAGACTACTTTGATATTCCTGGTAGTTCAGCTTACTTAGATCAGCAAAGGTACAGAGCATCTACTAAAGGTAACAACTTTCAAAAAGATAAAGCTATGAAGTACATGAAGAGTTTAGGTGTAGATGCTGAACTAAAAGACTTTAACTTTAGAGAGTTAAAAACTTATGAGTCTTACATAGATCATCTGAATATTAAAATCAAAACTGGGATGTAGAATAGCCGCCAACAGTTAAGTCAACGGCTATCCTTTTATTTTAGACCATACTTTTCTGCAGCGTATTTAGCTATCATAAGTATGTCATCTATGTCTTGTAAAGCTCTAACTTTGTATATATCTTCACGTAGATTTTCTTCTATGTGTTTTCTTACAGGCTGTAACTTTACTTCTAGCTCCTCAAAGAAAAGCTTTAGTTTCCTTTCCATGTGTATCTTTGCTTCACGCTCTATATTCATTACACCTCTGTTGGTATCTCAGTACAGTAAGCCGACACAGTAGACTCAGGTGTAGGCTTCTTACTTATAAGATCACTGCGTATGTATGATGCGCTACTCTTGCACATCTCCATAGTAGGGTATATATGATTAATTGCTTGGACTTGAACATACCCTGGCGCAATAGACATTATGAGTACTAAGACATACACTATTCTGAATCTTCTGTAGGTACATCATCAGTAGTAATATCTTTAATGATGTCTGCACTCTTTTCGTAAACGACAACACTTGTTTCGTATGTTGCTTTAGCCACTGGTTTAGCTACATCATTGTAACCACCGTAAAGTGTTAAAGCGTAAACTACAGGTACAAGTAAATTAAATACTAACATAATAATTATCTCCTTTATGTTAAGTCAACTATCTCACACGTATCGCCAGTACAGGCTAGTGTTTGCATAGCTACNGTGTTATCTTCCTTTTCATAGTCACACAAAGCTGACCACTCTATGTTACGAGGCATGGCTTTTTGGAGTTTGTTGTACTCCTCTTTGCTACACTCCTGATAGGGTGCTTGTTGGTATGTGTGATCTGAGTGGGGCAGGAAGGATATACCACTCATCTCATCAAAGTGTTTATAAACAAAGGCTCCAACCTCTAGCCACTCATCATCACGAACAGTGCAGGTGACGCTAGGTTTATGCTCGCACCAATGTCTTTGGTACTCTAGCCATGTCTCTAGTTGTTCAATAGCTGTCAGATCATTACGAGTAACTGCTTTGTTAGGAGACTTTATAGGAAAACTAAACACTACAGTTGTGTCAGGTTTCATAACGCATGGCTCATTAGGTATGCCTTGATCTTTCATAAACTGTGTCAGTGGATCGTTTACGTCAGCGCGAACAGTACGGATATAATATGCACTATGACGAGAGTGTATACCACTGGCACTGTCAACCAACTGTGAGACAGTTCCCGATGGTTTGTTGCAGCTAATCGCAGCAGAGCAGGGTATGTTGAAAAGACTAGCATATTCAGCATTAGTAGATACAGATACATCTCTTAGAAACTCCAATGTTTTATCAAGACCTTTGTTCTTTGTTGTCATCAAGGGGTTATCCATTATCCCTGTGAGTGACAGACCCAACAATCGTTCTTCTTCGGTATTTCGCTGCCACACCTTTCGCAGATATGGGAACTTAGTATATGTGGACTGAACTGTTCCAAGTATCGCTGCAAGCCTGACTTTTCTCGCAATAGAATCCACGTCATCTCTAGCCCTGACAACAACTTCCGTAAGATTACAGAACTGATACGGCCTGAGTATAATCTCACTACATGGATTAGTTCCAAACTCAAAATCAGGATCACGCCTGTCATACTTTGCAGCTTGTTTCTTAGATGCTTCACGGTTAAATATTCCCCTTTCACCAGATTTACTTTCTACAAGTGATGTCCACTCACGCAAGAAGGAGTCCATGTCAGGCTTCTCTGTGTAAGATACAGAGTTGTTTGCTAGAGCACGATGCCCTGCAGTTTCCCACCACTGTCCTGACTTAGCGTGACGCATACGATCATCACTCAGGTTTGATAATGATATCATAGCACTGCGTCTAACGCCACCAGAAACTACTATCTGGCCTACAAAGCACATGATATCGTGACACTCTAACGCATTTAGTTTACGTCCTTGTGCATTCTTAAATGTTTGTACAGTAAAGTTAAACAGATCTACCAATGGAGCAGGACCAGAGGCTCTACCACCAAACGTCTTTAGCCTAGCACCTGCAGGTCTGATCTTAGACATGTTCCACTTAGGTATCTCACCTGCCCACAGTAATGCTAATAGTTGTCGGAAAGATTTAGCCCAACCTTCTTTGCTGTCCTGCACTACGATGGTAGTTTCACTGTCGTACAAGTCAGGTATTTCTGGCAGCTTGTTTATGTATTGTCTCTCTACACTAAAGCCAACACCTGTACCACAGAGAAGGATAAACATAGCTTCATCAAAAGACTTTGGATCATCTACAGGTAGGTAGCTACAGTTGTATATACATGTGTTGTCTCTGTCTGCTGCTGCACCTGCAGTCATCATAGCTCTCATACTAGGCATGATTTCTAGATCAAGTATAGCTTGTCTTATTTCGCTATAAACTTCTGTGTCAAGCTTATCTCCAACAATATTTTTCATATAACGATCAACTGTTTCTGCCCAGTTCTCACGTCTTAGTTCTTCTGGTATCCACTTGGAATACCTAGACTTATGTATAAACGTTTGGTAATCTGTAGGCAGTACTGCACCTGTCTCTAGTTCGTTGTAGTATTCAAATGCTTCGATGTCACTAGCGTTGATCATATTCTCTCCCTTATGTTTAAATTTTCTATGCTTACATCATCTATATCGTGAAACGTATTGTGTATTAGATCATGCATATCCTCTACGTGTGCGTCCTCTACAGTTGACAGTACGTTACTTGGTTCTTCTACTTCTAATAAGAAGGTAACGCTAAACTTCTTCTTATGCTTCACTTGTGTGTCTCCTTGTATCGTTGGATTAACCACCCATAATACTTATAACCTTTTTCTAAACCTTCTAAACCATCCTTGTCATTATATCTCCATAAATATTTAAGTATGTTACCTAAATAGTATCCCTCTTCTCCATCATTAACTCTTCTAACTACCTCACGGATAGCTTCTATACACTCTATTTCTCCATGTGTATAATGTGGTGGTTTATCTACTGGATCACAGTCTAGTGTAATAGTCTGTCCGTTCATAGTAAGTGTATCAATAGTACCCATTATGCATTTCCTTGTGTCTTAGTGAACCTAGTAAGCTTTAGAACCTTACCTTCTGTACCTTCTACCTTCTCGTACAGAGGGCTATCTTCTTCTTCTTCGTAACCTACTAATTCGTTTCTGTGTTCTTCAACCATAGTATATAGGTCTTGATCATGTTGTGCAAGTTCTAAAAATGCACCCATGAGTGTAGCTAAGTGAACTAAGTACGACACATCTTCAGGGTGGAGCAGGTTCTGTTCTCCTACTACAAGTCCTGTGTTTAACTCTCCTGTCCACTTACCTTTGCTATCAAAAGAACAAGGCTTTAATACTAGTGATACTTCATCTGCTCCTATTTTATACTTAGTCATGTTACTTTCTTTCTCCTTTAAAAGGAATAAGTTTTAACTTCGTAGGTCTACCCTTTTCTTTTAACCACGCTTCAGGTATGACACGGTGATCCCACTGGAACTCATACTTGTCACACCACTCATAGTATCTTGACTTAGCACCCTTGTACAACTTTGCTTTGCTGTTGCTAAAGATAAATCGTATGTCTAACTCTGGATGTTGTTCTCGTATGGTTAGATGCTTACGTCTATCTTCTGAATCAAAGATGCCTTTCGTTTCTATTATGATACCGTTGTCTAAAATAAAGTCAGGCGTGTATGTTCGATATCGTAAGTCTTCCCACTCTATCTTTAAACATTCATACCTGACTTGTTTCTGGTTATCTTTTAGGTATGCAGCAACCTCTTTCTCTAAGCCACTGCGATACCTTCTAGGGTTACTCCTTCTTTTCTTTGGGCTTCTCAACCCATGCTTCATTTTCTGGGGTATCTGGGTCATCTGCTACATAGTGTCCTTTTTCGTTACGAGCACGAACTATCTCTGTCTCTTCGTTTAGAGATCTTTCCAGTTCTTTTGTCTTCATCTCTCCTACAAATCTAACACACTGTAACCAGTGCTCTAGCATATTAACAGATACCAAGTTCTGTTGAAGTAATTGTACTACTCCTTTATCTTTATCAGACATAGTATCTGATTCATAATCTTTGCCGTTGATTGTTATTGTAGTCATATATATTCACCTCTTAGTTTTGTGTAGTGTACGGTAGGTGGCTCTTTCTTGCCACTGTATACCTTGGATGGTAGGCTCTTTAGTTGAGGCCAGCATTTGTGCTTGTGGTTACAGAAGGTGCAGTCTTTGGGTAGCTTGTAGTTACCACTAGCCTTACCTCTGTATACCTCTGGTTCGTCTGTGAAGCATCTCTCAAACGGTGCATTGCTATCAAGGTAGGTGTGTACATCCTTTATATTTTGTAACACTCTATCCTTGTCTACCTCTGCTGCTGAGACATACTTGAAGCTACCGTTGTTCTTGTTGACAACCCACCAGCCACCAACCTTTTTGTTAGCTGCTGCAGCGTAGCCTACAAGCTGTGGTACATAACCAAAGGAGTCACCCTTCTCTAGTGTGTAGAAGTCAACAAACTTATTATCGTATGACCATGCACTAGCTGACTTGACATCATCTATCTTGCCATCCAATAACATGTCATACTCACCAGAGACTTCATCCTTATCGTTGAGTGACAGTGTTACCTTTTCATTGTCACCAAACTCTGTTCCAGATGCTCTAAGCAAACCTTTTAGTAAAGCCTCTACCATGTCACCGTATATCATATTGATTTTAAATGACGTAGGCAGAGGCTCCTGATGGTCGGGATTGTTCTTTTCGAACCATAGCTGACACTTTGGACGCCCAACGTTGGACATCCTAAGTTTAAACTCTCGCTTTTGTTCAACAGAATTAAACTGTTTGTCGAGAGCAGCACCAATATCATCTTTGATTTTATCTATAATATCCTGAGACATAGTAGACTTGCCCTCAATGGAGCTTCTAAGATACTTATGTAGTGCTAATTCAGCAGGGTGGTTCACTGGTCAAAATCCTCCACATCAACTATGTTGGTAACTATGTCCTGATCCTGTGATGATATAGTCTCTACATTTTCTTCTGACCACTTGCTAGTAACGTACTCATTACTAGACTCTACGTAGTCCAAGAAGTTCTGTAGGATTTCATTATCACCCTCAGACAAGCCAACGAACTCACCAAGTGATGCGTTAGTTACCATGTAAGGGTTGCCGTTAGGCAAGGTGCGTGTCTCACCTAGCAAAGTAATCCTGTGCTCTGCAGGGGAAATCTTTTTCTTAATTAGTTTACCTACTGTACCGTCAATAAACTTTAAGCTATCTCTGTTCTTGACATCCATTACAAATGCAAACTCTCCGTCTACGTTGGAAGGTGCGCCACCACTTTCATAGAAAGGGTCTACTACTTTAACCATACCCATCATAACTTTGACACGGTTAACACTGCGTATCAAGTCTTGTTGATCCTTGGGTAATGCTTGGAAGTCTTTGATATAACCTGACGGTCTACCCAGGTTGAACGTACCTAGTGTATCTTTCAAGTCTATGTTCAAAGAGTTAGACAGCACTGACTTCTGCATAGTTTTCTTTTCACTATCCCAACGCTGCCACTTTTGACGTTCAGCAAACAAGCGTACCTCTACTGTTCTAGCAAAGTAGAAGTCATCATCTGATGTAATCTTGAAGACAGGTGTTTGTACTACCTTGCCATCTTCTACTTCTTGTATGACTGTACCAGTGATCCTACTTAAAGATGACTGTGATACTGCAGGGGCAGAGAACCCCATAGCGTCTGTTAAGTTCATGTTTTCTACTTTTAATGCTACTGCATTCTGTTCCATATTTTTACCTTTCATATGTAAAAAGTTTCAGAGTTAGAGTTATATCATCAAACGTCTTTTGTGTCAAGCCAATTGTCTCCTATTTTTGATTCTAATAACAAAGGAACGTTCATATCTATTTCATATTCTTTCTTAATCATATCATTTAGATTAGTGTTCAACAAGTCTATTATGCCTAGCACATCATCTATTTCGTCAGGGTGTGTGTCAATTAC